TGATGCACCTATGTCACTAGAGTCTAAGTTTAACCAAGGTGGAGCAGTACAAATGCAAAAACAAATGGAAATGTTTAATGATGGTGGTTTAAAAGAAGAGGGTGGTACAAAAGATCCTGTATCGGGTAATGATGTACCTTCAGGCTCACTTCAAGAAGAGGTACGTGATGACATAGATGCAAAGCTAAGTCCGGGTGAGTTTGTATTTCCTGCTGACGTTGTACGCTTTATAGGTCTAGAAAAACTAATGCTCATGCGTGATAAGGCTAAAAAAGGTTTAGCTCGTATGGAAGAGATGGGTCAGATGGGTAACTCTGAAGAAGCTACCATAGATGATGATGTACCATTTGGTATGGAAGATTTAATTATTGTAGCAGGACCACCTGACAATGAAATGAATAAAGGTGGTATGCCAACATATGCTAATGGTGGTGCTGGCAGGTTTGAACAACTAGTAGGGCAACCTATGTTTGAATCTACAACTAAAGTATTTAAGAATGATCAGAATCAAACGTTATACATTCCCTTTGTACGAGGACAACCTGTGTATCAGCCTCCTCCCGGTTATCGTGAAGTAACTCAAGAAGAACAACAACAGGAAGCAACAACTCCAAATGTAGCATCTACAAAAGTAGATCCTGTAACTGAAACAGGTAGTGGTGAATTAGGTGGTGGACCAGATATAGATGATGTAGGCTATGCTGATTTATCTGAAATAGAACAGGTAAATATGGGATTAGATGCATTAGGTTTAGGACCAACTGGTGCATTTGGACAAGCAGTTCAAAATATAGGTCCAGATTTTGTAGGAGCAGGAATGGCTGCTTTAACAGGTGTTAAAGGTTATGGCACTTTAGGACAACTAGGTGTAAGTCAGCTAGACCCAAGTGCTAAACCTGCTGGAGTAATGGCTAAAGAAAGAGCAGAAAAAGATCTTAAAGATGCTAAGACTAAAGCTAGATCATTTTTATCTATGTCACCACAAGAACAAGCTCAAGTAAGAGCTAAATCTAATCAGGATATAGCAAACAGAGCTACAAAAAGTTATATGGATTCTGTTGGTGCAAGTAAGGAAATGAGAGACGATACCGTTAGTGTTACAGGAACTATTGGTGGCATACCTAGTCCATTATCTGTAGATGTGGTAACAGGTGTAGTTACAGATCCCATGACAGGTGATGTTATAGGTGGTAGAGAAGCACAAGATGCTAGAGCATCAGCGAGAGCAGAAAGATATGGTTTTGATGAGGATAGAGCAAGTCCCGGTGCATTAGGAGGTAAGACAGGACCATCTCCAGATCAGGCAAAAGAAGCTGCTATTGGTATGGCAGAAAACGAAGCACAAGCAGATCCAGATGCACCTGACCCTGAAACAGCAGATGATGATTCTGGTGGAGGTGTAGAAGGAAGTAAAGGTGGCTTTATACCTAAAAGAAAAAAACAAAAGAAGATGAAGCGTGGTGGTTTAGCTTCAAGATAACAAACCACATGTGTTGGCTACCTATGCCCCTAATAAGGCTACCATAGCCCCAACGAAAGGAAATATAATATGTCAGACGTAACACAAGTAGAAGTAGAACCAAGTAAAGTAGCATTTGTATCTAGACCTTACAGTAAGGATGAGAAACTTAAGAAGGATGAAGAAGAACTAGAACAGCTACTAGAAGAACAAAAACAGGATGCCTCAACAGAAGAAGTAGAAAGTGAACCTACTACTGCTGAAGAAAAAACATTTAAGAAAAGATATTCAGATCTACGTAGGCATCAGCAGAAACAGACAGAAGAACTAAAGACTGAGATAAATGCACTTAAGAGCCAGTTAGAACAGTCAACTAAGAAACAAATTAAACTTCCTAAGTCTGACGAGGATATAGAAACATGGGCTAAAGAGTATCCTGATGTAGCTGCCATAGTAGAAACAATAGCTATGAAGAAAGCAGCAGAACAATCAGCTAGTCTAGAGCAACGTGTTAAAGCATTAGATGATATGCAACAGGACGTAAGCAAACAACGTGCAGAGACAGAGTTGTTACAGATGCATCCAGACTTTGATGATATACGTAACGATGATGACTTTCATACATGGGCAGAAGAACAGCCTAAGTGGATACAGGACGCTCTGTATGAAAATGATAATGATGCACGATCTGCTAGTAGAGCAATTGATTTGTACAAAGCAGATAGAAGTATTACAACTAAGAAAACTAATAATAGAGATGCAGCTAAGTCTGTATCTACAAAAGGAAAACGTAACAAACCTGTAGAAAATGAGTCTAGTTCGTTTCTAAGAGAGTCTGAAGTACAGCGTATGACCGCAAAGGAATACGAAAGTAGATCAGATGAAATTATGGAAGCTATTAGACAAAACAAGTTTGTATACGATTTATCTGGATCGGCACGTTAATTAGTGTTGACAAACAGTAGATTGTGTATATAACTATACATAGTCGCAAGATGTAGTTAGCCCGAATAAGACTACCTAACTATATCTCACTATACTTCTAAGACAACCCGATGAAGAAGAGCCTATGTGTAGTTGGCCTTACACGTACAACCTCTTAGTTCACGGCCCTTAAGGTAGATAAAAAAATAGTGTACAATATGTACACATGGGATGTCGTAAAATAGGAGAAAATAAAATGGCATTTTCAACTGCAACAGGCTACGGCAACCTGCCTAATGGTAATTTCTCACCAGTTATCTACTCTAAGCAGGTACAAGTAGCTTTTCGTAAGGCTTCCATTGTTGAAGCTATTACAAATAGTGACTACTTTGGCGAGATCGCAAATATGGGCGATAGCGTTAAAATAATTAAGGAGCCAGAAATCACGGTCAAAGCATATGCTCGTGGTACTACGATTACTCCGCAAGACTTGGACGATGAAGAGTTCTCTCTTACCATCGACAAAGCAAACTACTTTGCATTTAAAGTCGATGATATTGAAGAGGCACACTCTCACATCAACTTCCAACAGCTTGCAACTGATCGTGCAGCTTACAGACTAGCTGACCAGTTTGACCAAGACGCTCTTGGTTACTTAACTGGTTTCAAACAGTCTTCTTTGCATAGCAATGCTGATACTGTTAACACAACTGTTAATGGTGCAGTTGCTGTATCTACAGCAGGTACTGACGAATTACTAAGCTCAATGAAGATAGATGCTTCTGAGTTCGGTGGTTCTGCTAGTAATGCAATTGGTATTCAAGCACGTGCTGGTGGAGCAACTTCTGCTACACCCGGTTCAGGTAATGCTAACCCATTACAAATCATAGCTCGTATGGCTCGTTTGCTTGATCAGCAAAATGTTGACACCAACAATCGTTGGCTTGTTGTTGATCCAGTTTTCGTTGAAGTTCTCAAAGATGAAGACTCTCGTCTTCTCAATGGTGACTTTGGTGGAAGCGGAATACAAAATGGTCTTATACTTAACAACCTTCATGGTTTTAAAGTATACATGTCTAACAACCTACCTTCTATTGGAACTGGTCCATCTACTACTGGTGGTACAAACTCCTCTAACTTTGGTATGATTGTATCTGGACATTCTTCTGCTGTAGCAACTGCCGAGCAGATTAATAAGACAGAGACATATCGTGACCCTGATAGCTTTGCCGACATAGTTCGGGGAATGCATTTGTATGGACGTAAGATACTTAGACCTGAAGCTCTAAGTGTTGCACGTTATTGCTTGGTATAAGGAGACTGAATCATGGCTACAGTAACAACCTTAAGTTCAGCGGCTCGTGGCTCAGATGCCAGAGGTCGCTCTCCTTACTTGGTGCAAAATAGTATTGACTTTGGAGCTGCTGCTACCGCTAAAGGTACAGCACTAGCTGCTGCCGATATTATTCAAGCCATAACAGTACCTGCTAATACTATGATATTAGATGCTGGTTTTGAAGTAACAACAGTTCACGCTGGTACTTCTTCTGACTGTGCACTAGATCTAGGAGTGACAGGTGTTGATGTGGATGCATACGTTGATGGCTTTGACTTTGACGCTGCATCAGCAGGTGCTTATAGTGTGGGTGCAGGTAGTGGACCTCTCACTGTTGGTGCAACTGCCGACACGCTTGATGTCTTAATTCAGGCACAAACTGGAACTACAACGGCTGGTGTTATCCGTGTCTTTGCATTATTGCTAGACGTTGATGACATAGGCACAGTAGGTGCAGATGAAGTGGATCGTGATACACTCGCGTAACACATGTGGAAGGGGTGGGATAAACCTGCCCCTTTCTACTTAGGGATATATTATGGCTACAACATTTCTAACATTAGTTAATGATGTCAACAAAAGGCTGAACGAAGTTGAGCTTACTAGTTCTAACTTTGCAGCAGCTACAGGTTTTTATGCACATATAAAAGATGCAGTCAACTCTGCTATACGCTACATTAATGAAAGCGAGTATGAGTGGCCTTTTAATCATTCAGAAAAAGAACAAACACTTACTGCTGGTACGACACGATATGCATTTCCAACAGATGCTAAACTGATAGACTTTGAATCGTTTAGAATAAAAGAAAATGCTACATTAGGAAATGACACAAAGAAACTAGCTTTAATTACATACGATGAATATTTAGAAAAATACGTGGATCAGGAGTACGCTGCAAGTCAGACACGTGCACTGCCACGTTTTGTTTTTCATGGACCTGATCTAAAGTATGGTCTTATAGAACCACCTGATAAAGCATACACATTAGTATTTGACTACTATGTATTTCAGGCAGACCTATCTGCTCATGGTGACACAATGGTTATCCCAGACCGTTTTAAGCACGTTGTAGTGGACGCTGCAATGTTTCATGCATATATGTTCAGGGGTAACACTCAAGATGCTGTGGTGGTCAAGGAGAGGGCAGATGAGGGCATTAAGGCAATGCGTTCTATGTTAATTAATCGTTATCACTATATGAGGTCTTATATGATACCTGCTGCAACAGGAGGACGTAGACTAGGTTCAGCTAGATCTACAGCAGGATCGAGCTTGGATGGTCTATAATGCCTGACGCATGGGAGACATTTAGAATAGAGTTTAAAGGTGGACTAGTAACTAATCTTAGTCCATTGCAACAAGCTATCAATGCTCCCGGTTCTGCACGTATACTACGTAACTACGAACCATCTATTGATGGAGGTTATAAACGTATACAGGGTTATGAAAAGTTTGATAGTGCTATTATAGCACCATATGGTAATCCAGTTGTAAATGGTGCATCTCAATCAGGTACATCATTATCACTAAGAGCTATACATACTACACCTGCTGTTGGTGATACACTTACAATAGCTGGTGTTTCTGGCACATATACAATAGCTTCAGGTGGTGTTAGCTATAATGCTAGTAGAGATGAAGTTACTTTAACACTTACTAGTTCTTTAAATTCAAGTCCTGCTAATGGTGCTGTTGTAACATTTGTTACAGTTACTACAGAAAATTATGCAAATGGTATGACCTTCTTTAATAATAAAGCTGTTGTAGCTATGAATGCAGACATAGTAGAAACAGCAGGTAGTGGTTATACTAAAATAAATAAACCTAACTATGGTACACCATTAATAGATGGTGCAAGCCAAACAGGTACAACATTAGTAGCAGATGCATTTGATACATTTCCACAAGCAGGTGATGTATTTACAATTGCAGGTATAGATAAAGTATATAGAGTTGAAACAACTGTCTCATCATACTCTGACTCAGGAAGTAAAGAAGTAAATATAACTATTAATCCTGCATTAGCAAGTAGTCCAGCAGATAATGCAGCTATAACATTTATATCTAGTGATAGAGAAAGTGCAGTTAATACGCGTTTTGACATTATTGACTTTACAGGAACTAAAACTCTTGTAATAGTAGATGGGACAAATGCACCTGCATTATACAATGGTACTACGTTTACTGTGTTAGATAGTGCACCATCAGATGTTATAGGTGCAAAAGTTGTAGCTACACATAAAAATCATATCTTTTATGCTAAAGGTAGAGTATTAAGTTTTGGTTCACCGCTTACTACTACTGACTTTCAAAGTGGTAATGGTGCTGGTAGTATTGGTTTAGATAACAGTATAGTAGCAATAAAAAGTTTTAGAGATCAACTTATAGTATTTACAGATTCATCTATCTTTAGATTAAATGGTGATGCATTAGCAACATTTAACTTACAGCCTATTACACGTGACATAGGATGTATACAGACAGATAGTGTACAGGAGATAGGTGGTGATGTTGTGTTCATGGCTCCTGATGGTTTAAGACTTCTTAGTGCTACTGAACGTATTGGTGACTTTGGTTTAGCACCTATTACTAAAAAAATACAGGGTACATTTAATGAGTTTGTAAAACTACATACAGACTTTTTTAGCTTGGTTATAAGAAATAAATCACAATATAGGCTATTTGGTTGGAATGATAACTTTACAAGACCTAATGCACAGGGTATACTGTTTACACAATTTGCATCTCCGGGTGAAGCATCTGTTATTGACTTTGCAGAAACCAGAGGTATACAGGTAACAGCATGTGCAAGTGTGTATTCAGGAACAACTGAGTTTGTTCTATTTTCAGGTAAAGAAGGTTTTTTACACAGAATGGAAAATGACACATCTAGTTTTGATGGTAATAATATAGCAACTACATTTGCTACACCTTTTTATCCTATCAACGATCCACGTATAAGAAAGACAATATATAAAGCACAGTTCTATTTAGATCCAGAAGGAAGAGTAAACTTTGATCTTAATTTAAAATTTGACTTTGATGAGAGTGGTGCTGTAGTTATGCCAGCAGTTACATTTACAAATGCATCTAGTAATGCCTCACAGTTTTATGGTGTTGCTGCTTATGGAACTGCTACGTATGGTGCTAAGTTACAAAAAGTATTTTCTGCACAGACTACAGGATCGGGTAAGACTATATCTGCACAGTTTGAAGCAGATAATAATACAGATGTTCCATATGCGCTTGACGCATTGACATTGGAATACGCAACACATGCAAGAAGGTAATTAAAAATGGGAACAGGATACACACGTAACGATACTGCTAACAATATTGCCGATGGTAATATCATTAATGCCTCTGACTTTGATGGAGAGTTTGATTCCATTGTAAGTGCTTTTAGTACATCAGGACATACACATGATGGTACGGCAGCAGAAGGTGGGGCAATAACTAAACTAGGACCAGCACAACAACTTACTATAGCAGCAACTGCTATTACACCATCTACTGATGATGCATTTGATTTGGGTTCTAGTGGTGCAGAGTTTAAAGATTTGTATATTGATGGTGTTGCATATATAGATGCTATTAACTTTAATGGTACAGCTATTGCTTCTACTGCCGCTGAACTTAATATTGTAGATGGTAGTACCTCTGCTTCTACTGGTGTAACTATAGCAACCTCAGATCAGTTTATTATAAACGATGGTGGTACAATGAAACAGCTTACGTTTGCTGATTTAGAAACGTGGGTTGAATCTAATATTGATGCAGGTGCAAATTTAACAACTGTAGGTGCATTAGATTCTGGTAGTATAACTTCTGGCTTTGGTAATATTGATAATGGTACATCCAATATAACATCAGGTGGTTTGTTAAAAATAGATGTAGATGCTGATGCAGATGATCTTACAGGTGATAGTGCTACAGGTAGACTTACCATAGGTGCAGGTGAAGATCTAAACTTATATCATGGTGGTACTAACTCTTACATAGTGAATGATACAGGCGATTTAATTATTGACACAGCAGGTGATGTTGTTCTTGATGCAAATGGTGCAGATGTATTATTAAAAGATGATGGCACACAGTATGGTGCGTTGACTAACAGTTCTGGTAATCTTGTAGTTAAATCAGGAACAACTACAGCACTTACAATGTCAGGTGCTGATGTTACTATTGCTGGTGACTTAACTATATCAGGTGATGATTTAACTATGGCTACAAATACTTCTGGTATGTTGCTTATAGCTGATGGCACAAACTTTAATCCTACTGCTGTCACTGCTCTAAGTGAAATATCTACAGTAGCTAACGATGATGTATTTCTTGCAATAGACACATCAGGTGGTGGTCTTAAGAAAATAGCTAGAAGTGCTGTTGTAGCAGGTCTTGCTACATCTTCTGCTATATCTAATCTTGTTGATGACGATTCTCCACAGTTAGGTGCTGACCTTGATACTAACTCTTTTAATATAGCATTTGATGATGCACATGGTATTAATGATGACAGTGGCAACGAATTTATTATATTTCAAAAAACAGCTACAGCAGTCAACCAGCTAGATATTACTAATGCTGCTACAGGTAATCCACCAGAGGTATCAGCTACAGGTAGTGACTCAAACATTAGTCTTAAACTAACACCTAAAGGTACAGGTCAGGTTGTACTAGATGGTAATGTAGGTATAGAAAGTGGCTTGATAGATCTTAAGAATAGTGGTTCTGTATCTTCTATACGTTTCTACTGTGAGTCTTCTAATGCTCACTATGCAGCAATCAATGCTCCTGCTCACAGTGACTTTAGTGGCAATGTTACACTAACTCTACCAGCCACTACATCTAGCTTAGTTGGTGATACAGCTACACAAACACTTACAAATAAAACACTTACTAGCCCAGTGCTTAATACTGGTGTTAGTGGTACAGCAGTTCTTGATGAAGACAACTTAGCTTCTAACTCTGCAACTAAACTAGCTACACAACAATCTATTAAAGCATACGTAGATAATTCAATGGTATCTCTTTTAGCCACTGATATAAAAATAGGTGAAGATGACGAGACAAAAATAGATTTTGAAACAGCCGATGAAATACATTTTTATGCAGCTAATGTAGAACAAGTATACTTAGCTGATAATATATTCGGACCACAAACCGATAGTGATGTTGATCTAGGTACAACAGGGGTTAGATGGAAAGACGCTTATGTAGATTCGGTAACTGTTACAGATAATGCTACCATAGGTGGTAATCTTACTGTGAATGGTACTACAATTACAGTAAACTCAACTACAGTAACTATAGATGATCCTATTTTTACATTAGGTGGAGATACTGCTCCGGGTACTGATGATAATAAAGACAGAGGTATTGAGTTTAGATATCATACAGGCTCTGCTGCTAAAGTAGGTTTCTTTGGGTATGATGATTCTACAAGTGCATTTACATTTATACCAGATGCCACAAATTCTTCAGAAGTATTTAGTGGTACAGCAGGTGATGTAGCTTTTGGTAACATTGCAGGTACATTAACTACTGCGGCACAGACAAACGTAACTTCTGTAGGTGCTCTAGATGGTGGTTCTATTAGCTCAGGTTTTGGTAATATAGATACTGGGTCATCTACTATTACAACCACTGGTCTTATATCAGGTGGGTCTTTAGATATTGATAATGTATTAATTAATGGTACAACTATAGGTCATACAGATGATACCGACTTAATGACATTAGCTGATGGTGTTCTTACTGTTGCTGGAGAAGTTTCAATGACTACTTTAGATATTGGCGGTACTAATGTAACCGCAACTGCTGCTGAGTTAAACTACACAGATGGTGTAACAAGTAATATACAAACTCAATTAGATGCTAGAGCATCAACTGGCAAAGCAATAGCGATGAGCATGGTCTTTGGATAGTGTAGAAAGGGAGCAGTATGAAATACATTATGGAGTTAATTAAAAAAAATCAAACGTGGTTTAGGACAGATGACCTACTTGAACCTTGGGTTGGTGGGTATGGTTTAGATAAACTAAACATAGAAACTGAAGAGGAAACTGAAAATGTCAGCACCTAATATTGTCAATGTAGCAACCATTACTGCAAAGACAGACACATTACTACTAACAGGTACATCAGCAGTACAATTGTTAGAAAATCCTGCATCATCTGGTAAGGTTATGAAAGTTAATAGCTTAGTTGTAGCCAACGTAGATGGTACTAATGCAGCATCAATAACTGTAGGAATATATCCTCAAGATGATATTGGTGGTACACCAGTGCTACTAGCATCTACTATATCCGTACCAGCAGATGCATCCCTAATTGTTATAGATAAAAATATGGGATTATATTTAGAAGAAGATACATCAATTGGTGTTACTGCTAGTGCAGCTAATGACTTAGCTTGTACTATTACATATGAAGAACTTTCATAAGGATTTTAAATGCCCAATAGAGGTAAATTTATAGGCAACGATAACCTATACGTTCCTGACGCTCCAACTATAGGTACAGCTACTGCTGATGATGGTTCAATATCTATAACTTTTACTGCACCTTCTGATGTTGGCAATGACGCTATAACAGGTTTTATAGCTACTGCTTTTACTGGTTCTACTGCTATAGGTGCAACTGGCACATCTTCTCCTATAGAAATTACAGGTTTAACTAATGGCAGTAATTATACTATAGCTGTATCAGCAGTTAATGATTATGGAACAGGTCCACTATCTAGTGCATCTAGTAGTGTTAGTCCTCTTGCACCAAGAGCTATACTTGGTGGTGGACGTATTTCTGGTAGTTTAATTAATGTTATTCAATACGTTGCTATAGCTAGTAATGCTAATGCTAGTGATTTTGGTGATTTAACTCTAACAAGAGAAATGCTAACTGCTGCTGGAAATAAAACTCGTTCTTTATTTATAGGGGGGACTACATAATGGTATCTAATGTAATAGATTATATTACCCCTACTTCAACAGGAAATGCTAGTGATTTTGGTGATCTTTCAGTAGCACGGTCAAGTCCTGCTGCTTGTTCTAATGATACTCGGGCTGTAATTGGTGGAGGTTATCACGGAAATCACCCCGAGTATTATAGTAATACTATTGATTATGTTACTATAGCTAGTACTGGCAACGCATCTGATTTTGGAAATTTAACTGGGAGTAGAAGGTATCCAAAAGCAACTGCATCAACAACTTATGGATATTTTGCAGGGGGGTATGATACTTCTAATAATCTTGTTAATAATATAGATTATATTACTATAGCTAGTACTGGCAACGCATCTGATTTTGGAGATCTAACTGAAAATAGTATAAATGGTGGAGGGGGTGCTAGTTCTACAAGAGGTATTTTTGCAGCTGGCAGACATGGTGATGGCAATGGGTATAATATGATTGAGTATATTACGTTTTCTACTTCTGGCAATGCTACAGACTTTGGTGATTTAGCAGGAGATGACAGACATAGTGGAGGTCTCGCGTCTTCAAAAACGGTATGTTTAATTATGGGTGGATATAGATCTTCATATTATAATGATATAAATAAAATTATTATAGCTAGTACTGGCAATGCTACAGACTTTGGTGATTTAACTAATGCACCTTATAATGTTGGTGGTGTTTCAAATGGACATGGAGGATTAGCATAATGGCTCCATCGTATTCAGGTGTATGGAATATATCTACTCAGTATCAGTATAGAACTGGTTGGCCCTTTGATGCTAATCTAAGTGCTGTTGGTATAGTTGCAGGAGGAGTTACCGCTGCTTCAGCTGTAGTAAATACTATAGAAAAATTTTTAACAGCAGCTTCATCTGGCAATGCTACTGACTTTGGTGATTTATCTGTAGCTAGACACGCATCTTCATCTATGGGTAACGATACAAGAGCAATATTTGCTGGTGGTTGGGATAATTACGGTGGAAGTTCACGTAGTAATGTAATTGATTACATAACTTATTCAACATCAGGAAATGCTACAGACTTTGGGGATGTAGCTGCAACAACATCTGATGCTAATTGTTCTGCTTCTAATAATGTTAGAGGAATTACTTTTGGAGGAAGATTATATAGTAATGGTAATATAGATAATGCAATAGAGTACTTAACTATAGCATCAACTGGTAACGCTACAGATTTTGGTGATCTGTCTGTTGGTGGTTCTTATACACAAAGGCACAGACAAGGTAATGGTATGAGTGGTTCTACTACTAGAGGATTAGCTTCTGGTGGTTATACTCCTGCTGCTTTATCAAACACCATTCAATACGTTACAATTGCGAGTGCTGGAAATTCTACAGACTTTGGTGATATGTCATCTTCTACAGATGAATTAGCTCATATGTCATCAAATACTAGAGGCGTTATTGCAGGTGGTTCTGGTGGTGGTGGTACTTTTATAAATACGATAGAATATGTAACGATTGCGAGTACAGGTAATGTAACAGACTTTGGCGATATGACAGTAGCTAAAGCATTTTTAATGGGTGCATCTAGTTCTACTAAAGGTTTTATTATTGGTGGATCTACAGCTAGTGGTATAGCTACTGTTGTAAATTCAATAGAAACAATAGCATTTTCAACTACTGGTAATGCTACAGACTTTGGCGATATAACTACTGCAACTAGATCAGGTTCTGCAAATACATCAGGTCATGCAGCAGTGCAAGATACTGCATTCGCAACTCTACCTGCTACTCGTGGATTACTAGGTGCTGGAAACTATACATCTACATTTATAGAATATATAGACATAGCAACAACTGGTAACGGTAAAAGTTTTGGTGATCTACTATATGCAGGTAGAACAACAGGAACTGCTAGTAGCTCAACTAGAAATGTAGTTGGTGGTAGAAGAACGGGTGCTGGAAGACAGGATCACATAGACTTCAACACTTACAGTACAAAAGGTAAGGCAGTTGACTTTGGTAATCTAACTCAAAATGGTGATGGTGGAGGTGGTGGTGTAAGTAATGGTACTAGAGGTGTTATTAGTATAGGCCATACAGGTTCTGCCTATTCAAATGCCCTTGAATATGTGACCATTGCATCAGAAGGTAATGCTACAGACTTTGGAGATCTTGTAGATGATGCAAATATAAATGCTACTGGAGTATCTAATACAACAATAGGTTTATTTACAGGATCGGGACAAAATACAGGAGATAATGGTGCTAAGATAGATGCTATAACAATAGCAAGTACAGGTAACGCCACTGATTTTGGAGACAGGTCAATAGCTGCTTACAATGTAGGAGCAGTATCTAATTCAACTAGAGGTGTATTTGCTGGTGGTTCATTAGTAAATGGAACATTACAAAATGTCATGGACTATGTAACTTTTTCTAGTGCAGGTAACGCTACTGACTTTGGCGATCTTACTACCTCAAGGAGAAGTGTAGGAGGAGGTATGTCTAATTCAACTAGGGGTGTATTTGCTCAAAGGAGCAATAGTGTTTCTAACAATGTGATGGACTATATCACTATAGCCTCAGTTGGTAATGCCACTGATTTCGGAGATCAAATAGGGTTACATACTAATGGTTATGGTGACTCAAATGGTCATGGAGGTATAGCTTAATGACGCAAAGATATCTTGGTGGGATAATAACAGCAAACCCAACAGAACCATCAGAAAATTTTTCAGACAGTGCTGCATCTGGTATGTGGACAATGCAAGAAGCATTAGCTTTTAGTAAGGCAGGTGATTGGCCTGATCCTACTAGTATAAATCCTAGTAACTTTATTGAGAATGTGTTTTCTACTTTTGTTTATACTGGTACTGGTAATTCTTTAACTATAAATAATGGCATTGATTTATCTAGTGATGGTGGTTTAGTTTGGACTAAACGTAGAAATTCCTCAAATTCTAATTGGTTTTTAGACTCAGTGCGTGGTGGATCTAACATACTAAGATCAAATACTACTGAAGGTCAATTTACCTCTAGTGGTCTTGAAATTACTTCTTTTAACTCAACAGGATATACGCTTGGGACAGCCTCTGATATTAATTCTACTAGTGGGGATGATGTATCATGGACATTTAGAAAGCAACCAAAGTTTTTTGATATAGTTACTTATGATGGTGATGGTGGAAGTGGGGATGCACAAGTAAGTCATAATTTAGGTGATACTCCCGGGGCAGTAATAATTAAAAAATATAATGGTACTGGAGATTGGCTTTTTATGCATACATCAGTAGGTTTAACATCAAAGTATTTTTATCTGAGTGGTACTAATGCAGCAAGCACTGGATCTATTGTAACGGCTGCTGATGCATCAACAATTACTTTTTCTAGAGCTAATGGATATAATAATTCTGGAGAATCTTATGTTGTCTACCTATTTGCACACAATGATGGTGACGGTGGGTTTGGTTCAACAGGTGATAAAGATATAATTAAATGTGGTAGTTATACTGGTAATGGTTCTACTGGTAACAATGTTACTTTAGGGTTTGAACCTC